TTAATGGACCAAGTGATCAATAATTTTAAACGTTTTCACCCTAAACCAGAAGAAGTTCAATGTTCTAATCCTGTAGCAGAACCTGATTTTATTAAACCATATTTTGGGCTCCGATTATTTCCAGTCTGGCACGTAGGCACAGATTACTTACATGAAATTGGTAAAAATTGGTATGATTTTCTTTGTGATAAAGGTGTTAAATTTATTTGGAAAACTAAAGTACATGCTATTGATTTTGAAAATGGAAGGGTATTAGGTAAATCATTAATTGAAGATTTAGAATATGAACGTAGATATGATAAACTTATATTTGGTGTAGGCAAATCAGGTATTGATTTTGGTAAACAACTAGCAGAAGAATATGATTTACCAACTGAACCAAAACCAGTACAAATAGGTGTTCGATTTGAAGCACCACAAAAACACTTCCAAAAACTTATTGATGTAAGCTATGATTTTAAATTATATCGTAAATTTGAAGATGAAGGTGTATCACTTCGTTCATTCTGTACAAATAATAATGCAGCTTATGTAGCACTTGAAGAGACATATGGTGATTATAGCTACAATGGTCATGCTAAAAAAGGGGAAGAACATAGAAACGATATGACTAATTTTGGTATCTTAATGGAAGTTAAAGGTATTGATAAACCATTTGATTGGTCTCGTGAATTAGTTTCTAAAGTAAACAAAACAGATATTGTACCTAGTGAAGGGATAAATGGTAAAAGAGCACAAGGTCGTTTTCAAGCAAAATATAAAGCAGGATTATATTACTCACCTTGGAAAGAACCAGGATTGATTAATCGTTTAAAGACTAAAACATCTGAAGGTGATTGGGTAAAAGCTCACTACATTAATGATGAGCAATTAGATGAGGTTCGTGATTATTTTCAAGGTTACTTTAAGTATATTGATGATTTTATTGCTGATATGAAAAAAGTATTTCCTACACTTGGAGATGATTGGGGTATGTACATCCCTGAAGTAAAGTATCTTTCACCCGAACCCCTTGTAAATTATCAAGATTTAAGTTTAAATACATATCCCAATGTACACTTTGTGGGTGATGCTTTGAGCGCAAGAGGAATTACAGTATCAGGGGCACAAGGTACCTTAGTAGCAGAAAATATATTAAAATATCAATAATGGGGAAGAAAAACGAATGGCCTGAGCCTAAAAAAACAAAAACACCTGATGGAACTATTTTACACCATTGGGATGGTAAACTTCACAATTGGGAGGGACCAGCTCTTATACCTCAGGGTGTAAGACGTCTAAGAGAATATTATCTTTATGGTATAAGACTTACTGAAGAAGAATGGAAAGAAAGAAAAAGAGACAGAAAGGGGGTACCATGGTACAAAAATCCTGCAATACGCGAATCAGCAAGACAAGGAGGATAATATGAGAATAGGATTTACAGGAACGATGAGTGTAGGAAAAACTACACTAGTAAAGGCATTACAACAAATGCCTAAATTTAAAAATTATAATTTTGCTACTGAACGTAGTGCATATCTTAATTCATTAGGAATACCTTTAAATTATAAAACTACAATTGAAGGGCAAACTATATTTTTAGCAGAACGTGTTACAGAATTAATGCAAGAAAATATTATTACTGATAGAACAATTCTTGATGTAATAGCATTTACTAAGTGTGCTAATAAGGTAAGTGTAATAGATAGTGATTCATTTGAAAATTATGCTTCCCGTTTTATTAAACAATATGACCATATATTTTATATTTCACCTAAGGGCATAGATATAGAGGATAATGGAGTTAGAGAAACAGATTCTAGTTATAGAAAAGAAATAGACGAAACTATTCAAAAATTACTTCTCAAGTATCATCCTGAAGCATATAATTCCAGTAATGTTTATTGTCCTTATAAACTTAAAGGTACTACTGAAGAGCGTATAGCACAAATAATAAAAGTTATATATCCCTAATATTTATAATCATGAAGAATAATGTAGTATCCATGGGATTAGGGATAATCATAGGATTAGTTGTTGGAGTAGGGTTGACTTGGTATATGACAAATGACTTAACTACACAAGCTGTTATAGAAGCAGAATTAAAATTCAACGAACTTTTAGAAACAGAAAAGTCTAAATATCAAAGTGAATTAAGCCAGGTAACCCAAATTCAACAAAACCTAGAATACAATCTAACATCAGCTGAATTAGCTATAGATAGTCTTAATACTACTATTAGTACTAGAAGTAACGAATTAAATAAAATTAGAAAACAATATGCTAAACAGATGTCTGATATTGATGGTATGTCTCATAATGAGCTTACCGACTTTTTCACAAAAAGATACGGAAATTAATTTAGTTTGCTTACCCACAAAACAAGCTAAAGAAGTAGTAAAAGATCTTCAAAATTATGATTTCTGCCAACAAGAAAGAAATTCTTTAAAGGCAGAGATTAATGACTTATACAGCATAATAGAACAGGATTCTATTTTACTAAACCAGTATAAAATATCAACAGATTCTTTAATTTTACTTAATACTGAATGTTATAATCAAAGTATTAATTTAAATTTAGAGTTGGATAATAAAAATGATAAAATTAAATCACTTAAAAGTACTCGAAATATAACTATTTTAACTACTTTAGCGAGTATTTTAACACCTATTTTACTAAGCAAAAATTGAGTGATTTAAAACAAATAATAAGGCAAGAATATATAAAATGTGCCCAGGATCCTGTACATTTTATGAAAAAATACTGCATGATTCAGCACCCCCAAAGGGGTAGAATCCATTTTCACCTTTACCCATTCCAAGAAAAGGTTTTAAAGTTAGTACAAGAAAATCCTTATTCAATTATTCTTAAATCTAGACAGTTAGGAATTTCAACTCTATCTGCGGGATATGCTTTATGGATGATGACTTTTCATAAAGATAAAAATATTCTTTGCATTGCTACTAAGCAGGAAACTGCTAAAAATATGGTTACAAAGGTTAAATTTATGTATGAAAATTTACCTTCATGGTTAAAAGTAGAGTTTGAAGAAAATAACAAATTAACACTTCGCTTAACAAATGGATCCCAAATTAAAGCAACCTCAGCATCAAGTGATGCAGGTAGATCAGAAGCCGTTTCTCTTCTATTAATTGATGAGGCAGCATTTATTGAAAATATTGGTGAAATATGGGCCTCGGCTCAACAAACACTTGCTACTGGTGGGGGGTGTATAGCATTATCTACTCCTTATGGTACGGGTAATTGGTTCCACCAAACCTGGACTAGATCTGAGGCTAAAGAAAATGATTTTTTACCTATTAAATTACCTTGGTATGTCCACCCTGAACGAAATCAAGAATGGAGAGATAGGCAAGATGAATTATTAGGAGATCCTAGAATGGCGGCACAAGAATGTGATTGTGATTTTAGTACTTCTGGTGATATAGTTTTTTATCCCGAATATCTTGAGTTTATAGAAAAAACAACAGTAAGAGAACCCCTTGAAAGAAGAGGAGTCGACCAAAATTTATGGATATGGGAACCTGCAGACTACAGTAGATCATATATGATCTCAGCAGATGTAGCTAGAGGTGATGGTAAAGATTATTCTGCATTTCATATTTTTGACATTGAAAGTGCGGTTCAAGTAGGTGAATATAAAGGACAAGTAGGCACTAAAGATTTTGGTAATATATTAGTAGCAATAGCTACTGAATATAATAATGCTTTACTTGTAGTAGAAAATGCTAATATTGGTTGGAGTACTATTCAAACTATTATAGAAAAAAACTATCCTAACTTATATTATTCTCCCAAGTCAGATGTTCCTGATGTTAATTCGTATTTAAAGTCTTATAATAAAAGTTCTAATGTGACAGCTGGATTTACTATGTCTACTCGAACTAGACCTATGGTTATAGGTAAATTTCAAGAGTATGTAGGAGATAAAGGGGTTACAATTCAATCAAAACGTTTATTAGAAGAAATGAAAACGTTTATTTGGAAATATGGTAGAGCAGAAGCTCAAGGGGGTTATAATGATGATTTAGTCATGAGCTTTGGAATGGGATTATATGTTAGAGATACCGCATTAAAATTTAGACAACATGGAGTAGATATTACAAAAGCTGCCTTAAGTTCTATGCAAACTCAAAACACTCCTTACAAGGGGGCGTATTTTGCTAAAGGAACCGATAACCCATACCATATGGATAATGGTAGAGGGGGAAAGGAAGATTTTAGTTGGATTTTATAATATTTATTCATATAAAAATATACTATGGCTGATACAACAGTATTTACAAGATTAAAAAGACTATTTTCTACAGATGTAATCATCAGAAATGTAGGGGGTAATAAGTTAAAAGTATTAGATTTTAACGATTACCAACAAACAGGCCAAGTTGAAACTAATTCAATGGTTGATAGGTTTAACCGTCTATACACTACAAACCAAATGCCGGTTTACAATCCGGCACTTAACTACCAGGTCCTTAGAACCCAATTATACTCAGATTATGAAGCCATGGATACTGACGCTATTATAGCCTCAGCCCTTGATATATTAGCGGATGAATCTACCCTTAAAAATGCTATGGGGGAAGTAGTTCAAATTAAATCTTCTGATGAAAAATTACAAAAAATTCTATATAATCTTTTTTATGATGTTTTAAATATAGAATTTAATCTTTGGATGTGGATTCGCCAAATGTGTAAGTATGGTGATTTTTTCTTAAAATTAGAAATTGCTGAAGAATTTGGTGTTTATAATGTAATTCCTTATACAGCATATAATATTGTTAGAGAAGAAAAAATTAACAAAGATACTAATAATCAAGTAGAAGTTAAGTTTAAATTTGATCCGGATGGCTTAAGTGGTGGAGGAGAATATGGTGGTTACTTTGGGGGGTTACAGTCAACATCACCTACGTCAAACAGTGGTAGAGCTATTTATTTTGATAATTATGAAATAGCCCACTTTAGATTACTTTCGGACGTTAATTATCTTCCTTATGGTAGAAGTTACATCGAGCCAGCTCGTAAATTATTTAAACAGTACATCCTTATGGAGGATGCTATGTTGGTACATAGAATTGTTCGTGCCCCTGAAAAAAGAATATTTTATGTAGATATTGGAAATATACCTCCGGCTGAAGTAGAAAACTTTATGCAAAAAACCATTTCCCAAATGAAACGTACCCCCTATGTAGACCAAAATACAGGGGAATATAACTTAAAGTATAATATGCAAAATCTTTTAGAAGATTTTTATATGCCTGTAAGAGGAGGTGAATCTGCTACTAAAATTGACACAACCCCTGGTCTTCAATATGATGGGATTCAAGATGTAGAATATCTAAGAGATAAATTATTTGCAGCTTTAAAAATTCCTAAAGCATTTTTAGGATATGATGAAAATACAGATGGCAAAGCTACACTAGCAGCAGAAGATATCAGATTTGCTCGTACAATTGAGCGTATTCAAAGAATTATTCTTTCTGAATTATATAAAATTGCTGTTGTTCATCTTTATACACAAGGATATGATGGTGATGATTTAGTTAATTTTGAACTTAATTTAACTACTCCTTCCATAATATATGAGCAAGAAAGAGTAGCTTTAATGAAAGAAAAACTTGATCTTGCATCTCAAATGCAAGAAACTAAATTATTTCCTACTGACTTTATTTATGACCATTTATTTCATTTTAGTGAGGATGAATATCATGAATTTAGAGATTTAGTTAGAGAAGACGCTAAACGCACTTTCCGTAATGCCCAAATTGAAGCCGAAGGAAACGACCCAGTAGAAACTGGAGAATCATATGGAACCCCACATGATTTAGCTTCATTATATGGTAAGGGTAGATATTATGATGATCCTGATAATGTACCTGCGGGGTATGATGAAAAAGAATTAGGACGCCCTGAGGAAAAAGTTTCAAATATTAACACACAAGATGGTAACTTTGGTAAAGATAGATTAGGTGTTAAAAGGATGAAAGGTGATGAAAATGAGTCGAATTCAATTAAACCTACATATAAAGGAGGATCTCCTATGGCTTTAGAAGCAAAAACAGCTTACTTACAAAATAAGGATATGCTTAAAAGTATTCCGGTTAATCGCAAGCAATTGGTATTTGAGCAAGATAGTTCACTTCTTGATGAAAAGCAATTAAAAGAGTAAAAATCCTTATATATTTATAAAAAAGCCTATAGATGAAAATTAAACATTCCAAGTATAAAAATACAGGTCTTTTATTTGAATTGTTAGTAAGGCAAATCACTGCAGATACTTTAAATGGGGGAGAATCTCCTTCATTAAATATTTTAAAAAAATCATTTGCTAATACTGAATTAGGAAAAGAATATAAACTTTATGAAACTTTATTTAAAGATAAAAATTTAAAAGAAAGCAAAGCAGAGATTACACTTAATACAATATTAGATGCCACCCGTAAACTTAATCGAAGTGCTTTAAGAAGGGAAAAATATAACCTTATTAATGAAATTAAAAAGCACTATAATACTAATGAATTTTTTAGACACCAAGTTCCCAATTATAAGGGGTATGCTGCTTTTTATAATTTAATAGAAATATTCAACTCAGATAAACTATCAGAAACTGAACAAATTATAAACAATAAAGTTACAATATTGGAATGTTTAACTGAAAAACCTATTAGTGAAAAAAGGGTAAAACAGGATTTAATTGAAGAATTTTCTAAATACGATAAAGATTTAAGGGTACTTACTTATAAAGTAATGCTTGAAAAATTTAATGGTAAATATACTAACCTAAATCCAGGACAGAAAGAAGTACTTAAAGAGTTTATTAATTCAATTGATAATACTCCTCGTTTAAAAGAAATATATAATAGTAAAATAGACGAAATTAAAAAAGTACTTAAACTTCAAACTAAAAAAGTAAAAGATAGTGCTACTAAAATTAAACTTTTAGAAGTAGTTAAATTACTTAAAGAAATAGATAAGGGTTCTCGTATTAATAATGATGATTTAATTAACCTTCTTCAATATTATCAATTGACAGAAGAATTAGCTAAAGTAAAATAATAATGCCTATTGATCCCTCTGAACTTAATACAGCTTTCCTTAAAAAAATTGAGGATAAGTATGGTCCTATAAGCCCTGATGATTTTTTTGGTGATGATTTAAGGTATTATGCTAAAGCTGATAAACCTGAAGAAAGAGGTGAAGGAGGTGGTATAACTCATAAAATTATTAAACTTCCTAGTTTTGTAGAATTACATAAAACTTTAGAAAAGGCTAAAGAAATCGCTAAGAATTTAACTACTAAAAAAGAATTAAGGGGTGACGCTACTTACAAAGCTCAAGCTCAACAAGTAGCTAAAACCTCTAATGACTTTAGAACATTTTTTAGAAAAAACTACCCAGAACAATATTCTATGGTTAGGTCTACAGTTAAAGAAATTAGTACATCAGGAGCAGCAGGTGGCTATTTAACAAAATATGCATATCGAAAAAAAGGTTCTCCTGCTAACATTTCACAATACACATCAATAGGTTATAAACCAGTTAATCAAAAAGAACTTAGAAAAAAATCTAAGGGGTTTGATTATGTAGATTTGTACAAAGACTAATATTTATTAATATGAAGACACTTCAAGAACAATATAATTTACTTAAAGAAGGAAAAGGACATAAAGGAATATTTATGAAAGAAGCAAAACGTTTGTTTCCTAATATTGTTCCTAATTCTGCTACTTACAATCAAACTGCCAAGCTACTTAAGCAACGTAGTGTAATTAGCGAAAATATTTTTCCTTTAATGCCTTCATCTGGCTTAAATCACTTTACTACATTTGATAAGTATGTCAATGAAGAAGTAAAAGCAACAGAAAAAAAGACTACTAAAGAAGTTAATCAAGCTGAAACCGCGGGGTATGATTATAAAGATCCAAAAAATTTAAATAATCAAATTTTTGATCAATACCTTAATGGTTTAAGGGTTGAAATGGAAAAAAATCCTAAATTAACTATGGATGAAGCAAAAGAAGTAGTTACTAAAAACTTAGAAAAAGATCCTATTTTTTATACTAAAAATGCTGCTTTTAAAGTAGATGGGTTAGGTTACGAAGAATTAAAACAACAAGGTGAACCCACTGGAAAATATAAATCCTCCGGCTACGGAGACTTAAAAGAAAACAAAATGAGCAAATCAGAAGATTTAAAAGAATTATTAGAAGAAGCGGTAGCTGGAATACCATCTGTTGGTAACCCATTTGCAAATCGTTCAAAATCAAATTACGAAAGTAAATTTGAAGCCTTTTTAGCTGAAGAAAAAGAAGTTAAAGAAGGTGATACTGATTATGATAGAGCAAAAGACTCTAAAGGATTCGGTAAAAAAGGTGAAGAAAACACTTATGGAGCAGGAGTTGCTAAAGGTGAAAAAATTGAAAAGGCTAAAATGAAAAAGGAAGAAAAAGAGCCTAAAAAAGAAGGTAAAATGAAATTTGAAGAAGTAGTCAAAAAAGCTGAAAAGTTAGGTGAAATGGCTAAGAATAGAGTAATGATGGAAATTTATGGTAAAAAGAAAAAAGAGTTAGAAGAAACTCTTAATACCATTAATGAAGATTCTAATTTAGCTGAATTTATTGACGAAAATAAAAAGGCTGCTGTTCAAAAAGAGGTTGCTTTATATGAAAAATATTATATGAATGCTGAAGCTAATTATAATAATAATAAATAATGCAAACTCTTATAGATACTCAACTTTTTAAAATTTCTCCACAAGCCATTACCGAAGCAGTTAAAACTGAAAGCGGTAATTTGCTTGTTGAGGGTAGATTACAAG